GAGATCGTTGAGTCTTTAGTTATATGCCCTAATGGTGATCTTGTTCGTAAATGGCAGGGTAATCCGTCTGGGTGTTTTCTTACTATTGTCATAAATACTCTTGTGTTGTACATGTTGTTTTGTTACGCATGGATTCAATTATGTCCAGATGACACAGACTTTGATGAGTTTGATAACCACGTAGAGTTGGCTCTCTGCGGGGATGATAATCTGGGAACATATTCTGAAGAAGTGAAAGAATGGTTTAATACGTTTAAGGTTGCCGATGTCTGGGAAACACTCGGGATCGTGGTAAAGAGAGAAGCTCAATCTGAGGGTAAGCTTATTGATCGAAATTTTCTCTCCCACAGAACGCGTTTATTCATGGGATGTATATGCCATACCCTGATGCAGATAAAGTAATTTCATCACTTCTGCGCCATTCTTATGCGAAGCACCATATTCGTTGGTCTTACCTTAAAGCATGTGCTTTGCGCATCAATTCGTATTGGTGTGTTGAGGCTCGTGACATCATTAACGCTTATTTGCTCTATCTTGAGCGCACATATATGGAGGCGTTGAGAACTCCAAGAAACGTTAATGATAATATGGACTTATTCACTTGGGAAGAAGTGCATAGTGTCTATAAAACTGATCCGGAGATTCGTCGTTTATATACGATTAATGAGGGGTCGGCCTTAAAACATTGTGCCCCTTTGAATTTTGATTTTAATATAAAAGGTCTCTATTATGCCAAAGAAGAGTGGAATTATCTTGCGGCCCAGCAAGACGCCCAAGAAGAAAGGGAAAAAGAAGGTGAAGGCCTTTATTGGTCCACTTCCTAGGCCAAAGTTTATTGGACCATTACCACGACCAAAGAAAGCTGTCGTGGTTTCTGAGAAGCATTTCTCAGCTCCAAAAGCATATGGATACCAACGCGAATCTCGCCCGCCTCGTGTGAATGGAGGTCGGGTGTTTGAAATTACTCATAGCGAGTATTTACAACCTGTTACCACGGACAACAAGTTTTCTATCACAACTTACAATTTGCAATTTGCATCTATTGATAACTTTCCGTGGGCTGGACCTGTCTGTCAAAATTGGGACCAGTTTCAAATAATTCGATGTACATATCGTTTTGAACCTCGCTGTGGGACTGATCAGAAGGGTCGCCTAATTGTAGCCACTCAGAAAAACGTCGAAGAAGCTGCTTTTACAGCAGATTATGAAATGTTGGCTTACAATGGGGCGAAGGATGGGAGTTTGTGGAAGCGAATGCGACATAATTGTGCCATCCGATTAAGTGCACCAATGAAGAAATATTATACGTTGGTTGATGGCGCGACGGCACCTGGTGATCCAACCGCTTACACACCGGGAAAGATGTCGTTTTCCTGTTATTCAGGTGACACACCTGGCACAGCTGTTATGGATTTGTTTGTTGATTATACAGTTCGACTTTACAATTGCAAGCAACAACCGGCTATCTCAGCGGTGCAAGGCTTGCAAGCCGTTAGTGCGGGAGCCAGTACACTCCATCCTGTTACTGGTATGAATGATCCTGCAAATCGCTACAGCGCTTTCACAAGTAGTGTTTTGCCTGTGCTTACTGATGCTGGTACCTCAATAATTGTTCAAGAATTTAAACAAGTGGGTGCCTATTATTGTGGACTGTTTGCCGATGCCGTCTTTTCAACAGGGGCAGGTGAGAGTTCTAATCAGCTTGGTCTTATTGACTCAACCAACTGTGTTAGCTATGAAATCCCATTATATCAAGATGATGTTGGCAGTGAGATTAGTTATTCTAGTCTTGCTATTCTTGCATTTGTCACTGCAGCATCGGCGTCACAAACTTTTTCGTTTGAACACGTGAGTGCCTTCAAGGCGTGTGACACTGAACTTGGGATATGGCCCATTCCTGCTGGTTCTGCTACGTACTTGTCAAAGAGTTCACGCAGGGGAAAATGGGTTGTCTCATTGAAAGATGAGAGCTCACAGTGGTTTGCTGATTTTCGGGCAAAGCACAAAATCGATGGCTATAAAGTCCTTGTACCTGGACGTAAGCCATTGTTCAGAGGTACCCTTGCGAAGAAAGAACGCAAGGAAGAAAAGGTTGAGGAATTGCAACCTGGACTTGATCGTGATAGTGATCATGACAATGAAGTCAATATTGACGAAATGATGCGGACTAGTTCTGCTGAACAAAGACGTCAATGGGCGGAAGCCTTTTCACGATATGATCAGCCCGAAGCTGAACGTTCTCGCTCAGCACAAATTGATCCTGATAAGCAAAAGAAGATTGATCTTAAAATTCAGGAGCAAGAGAGACGAAACAAATCTCCGGCAAAGTGAGA